AACACCCGTCGCGAAAGGTTTTCCAATGCGTGGTCCCAGCAAGAAGAAGGTAATGAAGAAGAAGAAGGCCCAGAAGAAGTCGAATGCCGACTCGATCAATTCCGCAATGAGCCGATTCGACAAGTTCAAGAAGAAGGCCAAGAAGAAGGGCAAGCGTAAGTAATGGCCAAAAAGAAGTCCGGCCTCAAAAAGTGGTTTGGCCAGAACAAGGGCAAGGGCTGGGTAGATTGCAAGACTGGCAAGGCGTGCGGGCGTAAGTCCGCCAAGGGCGGCTCAAAGCGGCCCTACCCGGCTTGTCGGCCCACTAAGGCTGCGTGTACCAAGAAGGGTACATCGGCTAAGAAGGGGCCTGCGCGTGTCTCTTGGAAGAAGAAGGCAAAGCGTAAGTAAAGAACCGGCAGGTGGACCCGAAGGCCCACCCACCGGCTGCTGGGGAGAAGAGATGCTTCTAATCAGCGATCACATGCGAGGAAAATGTAATCGACCTCGTAAGTCGTTTCGTCGTCGTCCGCGCAAATCATCGGATGGCAAAGTGCATCCGTGCAGTTAGATCCTGCCTGAAGGTATCCGTTTTCGTCCGAACCGGTCACATTCAGCATGTTGCCGTCGAAGTAAAAACGAACACCACCTACGCCATCGCCTTCAATACCAATTCGATGGTAAGTGTCAACAACCACCTGAGCGGCAGCACTCATGCCGCCAACACCACTCAAACTGCCCGAGGTGCTGTTCTTGGTGACGTAATACTCAAGGTTGCCATCAGTCGTGGTCGAGGTATCAAACCCAACCATGACTTGGTCAACTCCAGCACCGCCGTCAACGCTAACTCCATCACCGGTAAGAACCGCAGTCGGACTAACGCTTTCGGACAGACCAAACTTAAAACCACTTGTAATAAGGTTGATCTTAACTCTGGCTTCAACAAACCAACGCTTGCCGCCGTTGGGGCTAACCAGAGCAGCGGGAGCCGTCAAGCCAACCGTAGTTCCGTCGCCGGGCGTAACAGCAATGCTTCCACCCGCATCGCCGCCAGCAACACAGACCTTAAGGTTTGCGTTGGTTCCATCAGTGGAAATCATCACTCCGGGGTACTGGAAAATACCAGCGGCCGAACCCGCCGCCGCAATGGGTCGGAAAGCGGGAGTGCCGGTGAAATCCTCAAAAAACGTCCACGCACGATGCGGGTCACTGAGCGCCTCAAGGCCCCCGGTCATACCGCCTGCGTCGTAAGTAACAAAACCCTGTGCCATAATAATGGCTCCTTTCTATCAGACAGTGGGATCGGGCTGGGCCGTAGCAAGAACAAAGTTGCTGCGGCGGTCGGTACACATAATGTTCATGGTCAGGTCAAGGTGCGTCTGGAAGACAGTGTGCTGGTTGCTGGCCTTGACGGGTCCTTCTTCGCGGAGGTACTCGCCGGACAGGAACGCAGGCTTGAACTGGCCCCAGTTAATCCCGTAGACCGGATCGCCCGCGAACGATTCGAGGTGGGGAACCCAAGTAACGGGAGTTCCACGGAACACAACCCTGCCGTCCATCGAAGCGATGTCGTAGCCAAGGTTATCGTTCTGTCCACCAAGACGGTTTTCAAGTTCCGAAAGCACAGCATAGTTGGTGTAGTAACCATACCGAGCCGCTTGGCCGTACGAAGGAGACCCACTCGGGGCCTTGAAGTTAGTAAACGTAGCAGCCTTACGCCACTTGTCAACAAGCGTGCCGTCACCGGCACTGCTGTACTTGCCGCACCAATTCTTCCAGTTCGTGTGAACCGTAGAATCAATGTTGCCTGCACCGCCACTAAACCCGTCCGGATTACCACCATCAAAATTGCCGTCGGGTGACGCGGAAGAGTTGTCGGTCCAAGTGATCCAATACGGAACACCAAAGATTCGAAGGTTGTCAGCCGAGGTATCGGGCTTCGCCCAGAACCGACTTTCAAGGTGCTTCGCAAGGTCAACCATCGCGTCGTGACGCCGGATCTTGACCAGATCAACGATCTGGGCAGCACCGGTGTTCATGGCAATTTCTCGCCGCTCGATGGCGTAGTTGGTGGTCATGTGCCGCCACGGGATATTGCCCGTGGTCATAACGTCGGCGACGTTGACCGAATCAACTTCGTACAGCCCAACGTCCTTCGTAGCACCACTGGTGCCAGTCATGACGTTCCACTGCATTCCAAAACCAGAACCGTAGGCAACCTTTTCCTTCTGGAGAAGGGAAGGAAGCGCAACGTATTCCTGAAGATCGTAGGACAGGTCCGTCCAACGCATCTTACCCAGATCCTTCTGGGTAATCGTAATCAGATCGACAATGTCGTCAGCCTGAAGAGTAGCCATTTGTTAAAACCTCACTCGAAAGTTTCTACCGAATTAAGATCCGTATATCCACGCTCAGACAAGAATTTCTTGACTGAATCAATCGCTTCTGTACGGCCGTCTCCACTGGGCTTGCGATTACTTCGCGCATCAACCCGGTTTAAGAACTGGGACTGACGCTTTTTCGCAGACTCAGTGAATTTCTTTTTGACAACCTTAGACTCATGGTCGCCAAAAACGCTACGGACTGCCTGCTTAAACAGCCTGCGGTTACTGGGAATGGCTCGCTTTCGAGCCTTGTAACCTGCTCGCATGGTTTCCAATTCTTGGAGAACCTTTTCGCGGTTGCGGTCCTGCGTCTTTGTTCTGTCGCCATCAACTTCCCCGAAGATATCTTCGTAGTCGTCATCTAGCAGACCAAACAATTTGCTAACGTCAGGCTGATCTTTCTGGCCTTCAACTGCAGCCTTTAGAGATTCAACCTGCTTTCGGAGTTCGGCAAGTTCCGAGTTGTTAACCCCGGCATCAACATCGGGGTCAGCGAATGGGTCGTCGTCATCGTCGTAAACAGAATCGCTGGATTCTTTAACGGCGGGGGCGGCTTCAATCTTGCGATCAAGAATCGCCAAGACCTTAGCAATATTTTCTTCAGACCCTAGTGCTTCGATTTCACTCGAAGTCAAGCCATAACCGATGGCTTCTTCAATGACATCTAGCGAAAGAGTTTCTTTCTCTTCCGTGTCATTGGATTCTTCGATTACCTCTTCTGTTTCATCAATGTCTTCAGTTTCTTCTGAATCAGCAGCAACCATACCGCCGTCGGTTGGTTCTTCAAAGTCCAAGGGGTTCTTCTCTTCAGCCATTAACCGTCTCCGTATCCGCCGTCATGGTCACGCAAGCCCCGAGTCTTCAGGTATTTAGCGCGGTGTGAACGGCTAGTAAAGATTGCTTGCCCTGTTTTACTGTCAAACTGCGTAGACACACCCATTTTAGCAGAATTTTCTGAAAATTCTTGACATTGGCTTGGGTGTACCCCTGCCGAGTCGCTTTTCATAGGCCAAGCCCCACAACCGCCCGTGGTTTTGCGAGAGTGTTCTGCTGCATAATCACGGTCATAAAACACTTCGTCCCGATAGATCCCATCATCATCGCCTTCTTGCTTTAGCATCTCGTTAACAGTGCAAGTCAGGCTAATGGATTCGCCGGTTTCTCGATTCTTGTAACGGTAAGTTGGCACTATTCGCTCCATCTTTCAAATAACCGACCAAGATCAACACCATCAACAACGCCGTCTTGGTTGATGTCTGCTTTTGTATTTGTATTGCCCCAGCCCTGCAACAACAAGCCGAGGTCTGTTGAGTCCACAATTCCATCTTCGTTTAAGTCGGCACGGTCAAACAATTCCACCGACCACGAAATATCTAAATCGATCTCGCTTTTCTCATCAACTCTTTGCTCCCAGTAAACCACTGCGTTTCCAAATTCAATACAAACAGGCGAATCTACAGGAGGTCTTGCAACCAGCCATTGGTCGATTGGCACGGATTGCCGGTACTTAATGACTGCGTTTTGGTCTCTCAAATTCTTTAGCGTTGCTATTCCTTGTAGCCACAACTCCGAGCCTTGGTTGTTTCGGTTATCAAGATAATCGACCATTACTAGGCGAGTTTCAGTTTCGGTGTGGCCGGTTGAACGCAATAGCCCTCCTTCTTCCGTTCGGTCAACAACGAATAGAACAAGTTCAGGAGGGCATTCCATTTATCAATCAGCCCCTTCTTCGGAAGGATCGTAAGCAATAGACTTCAAGGCTTCCGCAGCAACAATCATTGCCTGCGCCTGAGCAACGAGCAGGTCAATATGCGCAACATCAAGATCGGTACGCGGAGCAATCTCCTTGTAGTTGAACGCAAGGTCGTTGAGGCTTGCACTCGTCCCGCTGAGGTTCTTGGTGATCGAAGCGAATTGATGGATCGTGTTCATGCTAAGTGGTCCAGTTCATCGTGATCTCGATGGCATCTCCAGCCCCGAGAAGGTTTTTAAAAGTTGTGACGGCAGAGGAAGAGGCGTTCCAACGCATCCGAATGAGCGTGCCAGAATCTGAACCGTGGGTCTCAGTGATTCCAGTATGCGGAAACGTGTTCCCGCCGACCTTAAACGAACTTGTGCCAGAGACCATTGTTACGGCCGACTCAAAGGCTCCGGCGTTTGAGTAGGTTTCCCCAGCGTCAACCTTGAACATGATTTCCATGTATGTGGAACCAGAACGGACCGGCGTATGCGGATATTCGAGGAAGTCCGCCGCGTCGTCTCCAGACTTCGCCCATGATGAGACGCCGGTCTGTGCCCGCGAAGAGAGATCCGCCGTCGCCGTTCCGGTGATGACGAATTTCGCTCCTCCGCTTGAAACAGGAGCGGGGAAGAATTGCCATCGCGGCGGACTCATTCGGTGTATTCCACGGCAAACAGAACGTCAGTCGCTGACGAGTTTGATGACAGCGTGATCGACACGGCCGCGTTGGCCGAGACGCTTGCATTCGCAAGGCTTGACTGATCGCCGCTCGATGTCGTGACGCTTGCGGCCTTGACCGTTGCTGCCGCATTCTTAAGAGTCGCAGTCACCGTGCCGCTGCCGCACTTGATAAAGAATCCGGTGATCGTGCGGGCTGACGCTGCCGCCGGGTCAATGGTGTAGACCTTGTCCGCTGCGGTTTCAATCTGCCCCGTATACGAACCAATGTTCGTGACGCCAAGCGTTGTGCGTTGGGCCGCCGCGTCTGCATCATCAACCAACGCCTTTCCTGCTGCCGTTTGCTTGACAAAGTACGCCAGTGAATTCCATGCAGTCGAGCCATCGCCAACTTTCATGTAAGTCGTATCAGTTTCGTACCCAATTTCACCCGCTGCCATCGTTGGGTTTGCCGATGTCCAGTTAGAGGCTGTGCCTCTTCGAACTTGAATTTGCACTGCCATCAGGGAGACCCTCCATCAAAAATAGTTGCCGCCCCGAACATAGCGTCGAACTGGGCAAAAACAGTTGTGTTTTGCGCACCGCCGTCAAGCGTAATGTTTTCAACGTAAATCGCGTTGGTAATTACGTCTTTGATGTCGGGAAAGAATTGCAACCCGTTCATTTACATCTCCAACGCTTACGGGCCTGCCTCAACCTGCTGTTTGGGTTTTTAGCAGCCTTGGGAAACTTTGCCATTTGACCGGCGGACCGAGCGCAAAAAGACTTGCGGCGTTTGGCTGCCTTACTTCCCTTGGCGACCTTCCCGGTCACTGCCGTCTTCAATTTGCTGCCGGGATTTTGCTTGCGGTATTTTGCTACGCCCTTCGAGGTCATGCCAGCGCCTTTTTTCGTAGCACGCTTGTCGCCAGACTTCTGACTAAAACCTTTCATGCTCCCACGTTTCTTCTTGGCCATTATTCGCCCCCCATGGCTTGCTGGTTAATGGCATTCTCTCCGCCCATCAACGCCTTGGACATCTCTGCGTCCTTACCGGCCCGTGTGCCGCCCATGGAGACGTTCTCTCGCACATACCGCCTCTCCGTAACCGGAGGCTTACCGGCCCCCTGCTGGCCTCCTGCGCCCATCTCGGACATCTCCTGCATGGTCTCTCGTTCGGCAAAGTCTGCGACCTTGAGGATTTCGGCAATTTCGGACATGTGGGAATACTTGGAGATGATTTCCATGTACCGATCCATGTCGGGGACAATGCCTCGCTGCTGCAACTGTTGGGACATCGGCATGATGACCCCTTGCATCAACTCGTTAATTGCAGACAACCGTTCGCCGGGGCTGCGGGACTGGAGCGAGTACGGAGCAATGTCAATTGAGTAATCAAGCATGTCTCCTTCTCGGATGTCCGGGTTGAAGTCCACTTTCACCGACAAGTCCGAGTTAGGGATGTCTCGGTAAACCTTGGTTGACGGTGCAGGGTCGTAATACAAGTAGTCCGCAATCGACTCAACCACCTTGCGGACCGCATTGGTAGTTCGCGCTTGCATGTCGTCAATCCGGACGGAAGCCGATTGCCGAAGGAGGCTGTCGTGCTTGCCGCTCTTAGCACTGGGAGCAAGGCCGCCAAGTGAGTCAAGGTTGCCTCCTAGATAAGAGAACATGTCCTTTAACTGGATCATGAAAGCAAGCGATGGGGAATCTACCCCGCCAAACTTCATCTCTCTCGTTGCTTCTGGGCGGTCAGAAAGAATGGTGTCGCCATCTGAAGCATTCACAATGCGGCGACCATCCTCTTCCGCCCCGCCCGCAACGACAGTCAGAGTCTTTTGTCGCTCGGCTTGACGGCCAAGTTTCCTGAAGAGCCTGTTCACGAGTTCGTGAAGATCAATCAGCAGGCTGGCGGGCGAAAGAGGCATGATGTTGCCGGGAACATCACCCATTGAAAGCAAGTGGTATGGACCAATCTCGGGTCCAGCCCAATCAATCACTTGCAAAGGCTCGTTGTTGTAGAAACCGCCTGCCTGTTCGTCCGCTTGAACCGTAACAATGACGTTTTCGTAGGGCAGCCAAACGTCCCACAACTCAACGACCGGCATGTATTGCTCGCGGCCAATTGATTCTCCGCCAGTCTGCAGCGTGTTAACCCGCTCGTCGCCTTGCTCGTTAGTGCTTGCAACGTAAGGGTTGGGGGTCAACTTCTTATTGCCAAACAACTTGAGGTCCATGGCCATTTCGTACGGCATGGTGTACCTATTGCCGCAAAATTGGGCCTGATCCCACCGTTTTGCCGTCATATCGAAGCAGAAGTCTTCAAAATCGACGTTGTCTACGAAAACTTGGCCAACGTCGTGAGTAAAACCGTCAATTTCACCGGCACGACCGGGCGTAAGCCCCACTTTGACTACGCCAAGACCAAACATTGAGTCCAAAACCCAACGCTGGAGCGTTTCTTCAAAGTTCATCTCGTGCAAATGGTGGTTAATAACCGCTTCGAAGTCAGAAGATTCTGCTTTTAGGTTCATATCCTTGCTTCTAACAAGGACCTGTGGCCTATTGGCTGCGACCATGCGGCGATAGATGTTAATTGCCTGCTCTAGCAGGTTGATTGGCACCTTGTCGCTTGACCCGTTGTCGCTGTAGTTAGTTCCAACGTACTGTCGAATTGCACGCAGCCGATTTTCCCGGAAAGGCTGCATCTTGCGACGACTAAACATCATCGCTTCGGAAAGGCGGCTCATCTTGTCATTAAGACTGTTCTGCTTAGGCACTACCAATAGTCCTCTCTGTGTCGGCGGGAAGCGACTTCTCGTCGTCGCCAAGCGAGGGAACCTTCGGTAACAATCGTCTGCTTCTTGCTCTGCTGAACCGTCTTGCTTTTCATGCCAAGGTTCAAGAGGGCGTCTGCGGTCGGTCTATCCCCGTGGTTTTCACGGGCACCGCTAGGGTCCATCGAAGAGTTCGTTTTAGAATGTTGGATCCACCCGTTCTGGGTGTACACGATTTCACGGCACTCTGACAATGCGTCTTTACTGCGATTGAGAAAACGACCTTCGGTCAAAGCGTCCCTGTATTCAGCATACAACGAACGCTTGTTGTCCTTGGTCGGCCACCAACCCGGGATTCTACTTCCCCTCGGCTTCTTGAGTTTAGCATCATCTTCTTTGTAATAGAAGTTTCTATAGCCGGATTCGAGAACAACGTCCCCAAAGTTTCTACCGGGGCCGGGGGCTTCCCAAACTATGTACGCACCCTTGCCACTCTCATCAGTAAACCAGCGAGCCAAAGCAACTGCAATCCGACCCAGTTCTTCCGGCCGAGTCTTACTACTTACAAACTCGGCCAACTTTTCGCCCGTTCGGCAATTACCTATGGAGATAACTGAATTGCTACTACCAGTGCCAGTAGCAATATCAACCCCCAACGCAAAAGGACCAGACATGGGCACCTTCGACGATGGCCCGGGGTCAAACCACAAACGCAATCGCCCGTTAGGAACCGGCTCGAAAGACATGACCTGCAAACTTTCAGCGTGGACCGTAATGTCTCCCGTCTTAACCGGAGGTTTTGCAAACTCCACGATGTGCCTAGTAAGCGTTTTTTGGTCAAAGAACTGGTAGTCAGAACCCGCGAAGTCAATGTCGAGTTCCTGCGCAATCTCTTGTACATGCGCACACCTCTTGCATTCTCCGTCGTACCAAGGGCTACGCATTTTGCCGTTGGCTTCGTACAGGCCAACAGCCTTCTCGGGATGCAAAGACCAATGAAGGTTTAGTTGCTGGAACGACTCTTGGTGCGCAATGTCGTAAAAAGCGTTACTAGACCCCGCCGGAGTCGAATTAAAAACACGACACCTCGTCGCATCACGCGTCGAAGCCAAGGCTCTATACGAAGAGTCCACCTCGAAAGCAGCAAACTCGTCAAGGCCAATGGCCGTCCGTCGGTCGCCACGAGCCACATCACCAGTAGTAGATTCGCCGTCAATAGTGCTTCCGTTTTCGTCATTGGTCAGCCTCAATTTCGTACGCGTCATCGGCGGCAAAAGCCAATTCGGCAAGTGCTTGTGAATGAAATCAATCTTCCAAAACAACGACTTCGGGTTGCCGGTCTTGTCTACATAATCCTCGTTGCGGCTGACAAGCAAAAAACTCTGCCCGTCCTTGAAGTGCCAGAACCACTCAAACACCGTCAACAACATCCATGACGCACCCATGTCCCGACTCTTCTTGATGACCAAGTCGCGGCCCTCAAGAATACAGTCCCGGATCTGACTCATCGAATCGTCTTGGAACTGGTAAGTAATGAACGGCAAAACACCGCTTGACTTGCGAGGGTCGTACGTCCAGCCAAATACGTTGATGTAAAAAAGAAGGTCCCGGCTGCACGCCATCCAAAGTTCCTCGCGCGCGTCCGGGTCCTTAATCGCTAAATCCAATGCTTGACGACGAAACTCAATGTTCCCCTCGAAATCCTTGGGCACATCGCTGTAATAATCAACCACTCTTTAGCCTCGCAATAACCGACAACACCTTGCGGCCGTCGTCCTTGTACCTCTGCTCCGCATCCAACTGACTGCGGCTGGGAAGCAACTTGGTGTAAATCTGGCCCCAAAACTGGGCCTCGTTCTGGTTGTTACGCCTCGCCCAACACAACATCGACCAAGCCTCGCTACTAGGAGACTGACCCGGCTGCACATCCTTCACCATGATGTGTTTGGCGACCCATGCAACGCACTCCGGCGTCGATGCACCCGTGTCTTGGAACTCGCCGCTCTCAACAACGCCGTCAAGTTCCGCCTCCGACTTCGGGCTAATCTCGCGATTGAGAAGTTCGCTGGCCGCTTTCTCGTATGCCTCATTTGCTTTCATCCCCTCTGATTCATACAGGTTCCGCTTGGCACAGAACTTGGTCCAAGCACCCAATTTCACCAACTCGGTTCGGATTGCACGTTTATCCATGCGTCAACTGTAGTTTACGGTCCGTAGGAGTGGGGGGAAAACACTCGTCGATTTCTGGGGGGGGATAGCAATATATTCAAAGTAACCCCGACCGAGTGGCAAAGTAATTTATGACAGCGAGCGGGCGAAGTTCGGGTTTTGTTAGGGGGGG